AATTGTCCTCTTACAGTTCCACTAGATCCAGTACCAAATTGCAATCTATCTGTACCTCTACTATAGAGACCACTAACTAATGTACCGTTATTTCTCATCTCAACACAGGCATGGCAATTAGCCGTATTACCTTGAATATTGAGAGCTGCTCTTGCGGCTGATGCTAAAGAAGAAACTGTCAGAGATTTAGTATGTCCTCCTTGACTTGGAACAGCTGTTCCTATACCAACATGGCCAGAGCTGTCGATGCGAAGTGTTTCTGGACCATTTACTCCGATTGCTAAGAAATTACTTCCATGATTATATGCAATATATCCTGCACCATTATCACCAGCATCTCCATATCTTATTTGTTGTTCTGCAGTTGCAGGAGATAAAAATTGTAATACATTATAGTCACTAGCACTAGATTCAATTGTTAGATTTGCAGCAGAACTAGCAGCAATACTTCCAGCAGAACCATTATGAATATGCAATTTAGAATCTGGAGAATCAATTCCGACACCAATTTTACTAGTGCTACCTTGCACATACATCACATTAACATCATTAACCTGTATCTTTACATCTCTGTTCGCACTTCCAGCATTTAATAATAAATCATTTCCAGTCGTAGATCTCAATTCATTTAAACATTGAATTGTTCCATTAACATCTAATTTTTCTGATGGAGATGCAACTCCTATACCAAAATTACCTGAAGCATCGATGCGAACCCTCTCATCACCATTTGTTCCTAATGTCAGGGTATTACTTGCAGGAGAATGTACTGATGCCCCTGCACCTACCGTGACGGTTCCATTTCCAGCAACACCAACCTGTAAATTAGCCATTTATCAATAAAATCCTTTTTTGTATTTATGCGATAAGAAGCGTACAACCTGCTTCAACCGTAAGTCCGATTCCAGCAGCAACTTGCACAGGACCAACCAATATTGCATTTTTGCCAGCAGGTAATGTAAGATTCTTATCAATAACCTGATCAAGCATTAACATACCATCAATCACAGAAACATTACCATGTGCCTGAAGAGCACCTTCTGAAGTAGCAGCACCAGCAGCAGTTCCCTTAACACTAGTAGTATTAATACCAGCTTGCTTAATTGTAGAAACACCAACAGAATCTTCCGTCCAAACACCAGCAGCAACACCAGTTAACTGAGAACCATCACCAACAAATTGCGTCGCAGTAACAATACCCGCAAAAGTAGAGTTACCTCCATTAAATATACCTATCGTAACAGCACTACCTACTCGAAATCCAGAAGCTGCAGTTACAATACCTGTAGTATTAATTTGCTGCCCTTCAATCGTAAGACTGCCATCCGCTGCGGATAAAACATCAGTCTGTCCATCTATGCGAATGCCCATTTTTGACCAACCACTACTTTTTAGGTATTTATAAAAAAGTAATAGGGCAAAAAAATGGCGGGGTTTTTTTACCCGCCTTTTTGGAAGCTAAAATCGATTTTGCTGGCCCGAATTAATATGGATTTGTATAAGATAACCTATCTTCTGGACACGTTGCCCTTACTAACTCCAAAACATTCATAAACTGTTCGGAAGTCTCACATACTATATTCTTTGTATCACCATCACTAGAATATAGATAAAAACTCTTCTTTACTGTATCCACCACACATTTCATCAGATACTCATCATCTTCATACTCAGTATTGTCTTCTCCCAAATCAGGTCTTTGATTTTCTTGCATGTGGATGATTCAACTACTTTAGTACTATATCACTATAATGGGAGTTTGTCAAGGTCTGCTGTACCAGAAGGATAAGACAAATCTCTCTGCTTCCTCAACTTTACTAACATAATGAAGATGTTGTGAATTAGAGAAAATAACTAATTTACCCTTTTCTGGTTTTATTTCAATATCCTCAAAAATAGTAGATCCACCCTTAAAATCATCATTTAGGTAAAGCATTGCTGCAAACACATCTGGTCTATGGACATTATTATCATCAAAATGGGGTTTCATAAATGTCCCTACAGGCCATCTTACAACACCAACATAGTCTAATACAATTTCACTCTCAAACGTTTTACATCTATTAGTTACATTATTAATAACACCACCAAATAATTCATCCGTTGTAGAATTCATATCTATAGGATCTACATTACCACCCAAATATTTTGCACCATAATTCTTATCGAATGGTTGGTTTGGAATATATGTAAGAGTTTCATTTGGATCTGAATGAGTTACAGCATCCAATGTACGATCTTCTTTTTTAACATCATAAAGGTCAATAAATGGTTTACATAGAGAAGAATCTAAAAAATTATCCTCTACATATATAAGTTTTTTCATCAAATAGTAATCGTATTCCTCTTAGGAGCATATTGTGGATCATTAAGTATCCTTTCTTCAGGATCAACTTTATCTGGATTAAAGTTTGGATCGGGATAATCTTTCCAACTTTCTCCTTCATATTCTACGTGTAATGGGTTAACATCCGTCCTTGCTGCATATACATGATAGAAACAATTGATAGGCATCCCACCCTGTCCTTGAAGATGAACTGTTTCTGAGTCCCATCTCTTTATAATAACATCTTGGTGTGCTCCAATAGGTTGAAGTTGTACTGAAATACTCTCAACATCTACTAGATCTTTCCAATAATCAGGTAGTTTTATTACTGTTTCATTCTTCACTCTTCCTCTACAATATACACCAACTTCTGGGCCCTCAATACAAGCATAACGAAGTCTCCACCCGTCTTTAGATGGGTGCTTGATATCAAAAGGTTTTGGTGATGCATCAGCAGCAGCAAACCTAGATGCGAGTCGTCCTTTATTGCCACAATCAGTAGCACCAGTTACATATAAATCCCCATCAATATAAACAGCATCTGGTGATCCTCCTTTAAAATATCCAGCATGAGAAGCACCACCTGTTACATTAATAGCACTCGTAGTATCTCCATCTCCTTCAATTCTTACATTACCTCTAGTGTGAAGTGCTCTAGGTGTTTCGACAGTATCACTACGACCAATCATTGTCGTTGCGACAGACTCTCCAAAATTACCTGCTGCTCCATGTTGTACTGGACCCTGCAAATAGACCGAATGATCTATCTTTGCTGGTCCTATACCTAATGCTTGTGGTGTGATAAATGGTGCGGAAACTATAAGTTGTCCACCATAAACCCACTGTTCGTCCATTGAAAATGCCATATTGTCCTCCTACGGTTTCATTTTTCCTGGTATAGGTAATGCTTTTGCAACAGTTGCAGCAGTTACCCCATAAATTAATGGCGAAAATATCTGTGTTGATAAACCACCAGAAATAGTTATTAGTCCTGTACTCAAAAGTTTAAGTGATTGTTTACCATCTAATGTTATATTCTTTGAGTCAAGTTTAATAGTTTCATTTGCATTGGCATAGAATACACCGTGAGGAGCATTACCATTTGCAACAAACTCAATATCTTGTCCTTCAATACGAACCTTTCCATTTGCTGCCTTGAGTTGAATGTCTCCATTCTCTGCAATAACAACAAAGGCTTCCTTCTCACAAATACCTTCAGGTGGATCGCTTCCTTCAGGAACTGCTGCTAAATCTTCTCCCGTATGAATCATCGTAGATCCAGGAGCATTCATTATAGTCCATCCTGTACGAGGACCATCTTCATCTAAACTAATGAAGTGTCTTCCGTCCAGTGCTTTTAATTCTATACTTGAGGTAACATCTTCCTGTTGACTCAATCCACCAAAAGTAATCATACCATTCATGGTACTAATTACTTGTGTCCAAAAATTCTTTTTCTGTGTCATTGTAATCTATTCTCAGCAGTTACAGAATTCGTAATACTTTCTGGTTGGGTATCCCAGACCCGAATATCACTCCCATTATTAGAATCAGTACCAGCATACTTTATACCATCATCAAAATAAACATTACCATAGTAAGTTTTACCATCAATCCAACCCTGAACATTAAGTCCTATCAGATCATAGACCTGAACAACATCTGTAGCAACTGGTGCAACTGGTTGTGGGTCACGTACAATATCAAAAACAGGAACGAACTTTGCATTAAAACCACTTTCAGTATCCATTGATATCTGTGGAAGATCTGTAAACCTACCACCCTTATCAACACTTACTGATTTAATCTTACCAAAAGGATCGCACTTGTATGATAATACTGTACCATTACTTGGTGTAATTGTCAATTTATCTACACCACAATTATATCCAATACCAGGATCATTTACAACAACATCTGTAATCGTAAGAACAGCAGGATATTGTGGTACAGTTTGTGGTGGTGGAAGATAACCGTTACCACTATCTTTAATAATAACCTTTACGACAACACCATCCTTAATAATTGTTTCCAGTACAGCACCATTTCCATTCTTACAAGGATCTATAACTTGTACTTGTGGTGGTGTATGATATCCAAACCCACCATTAACTAGATCAACTGCAATTAAATTACCTTGAGAATCTACAACTGGATTTGCTTGTGCTCCTATACCACCTCCACCAAAGAACTTAAGTGCTGGTGGGCCACAAGGTTTGTCTGCAGTATCACAAGAGTTAGATCTCAATAAATTCTTGGGTGTAAGTTGATTAACCTCTTCTATAGGAAGATATACAATCTGCTCATCACCATTAATGAAAATAAATTCTGTGTCTGGGTTTAATTCTGCATAAGCATTTGCATCAGCAACAGAAACATACTTAACATATCCTTCAGTCTCGCTGATGTATCCTACTGTAATATTATCGAATGAGGTTGGTGCTATTGGCATTGTTTATCTCCTATGCAATATCAGAATTTAAATCAGTCACCCTAGATGCAGGTAACTTAAACTTCTTAATAACCTTAGTACCCTCTTTAATCAAAGCGGTTTTCTCTATACCAGTACCAAATGATTTATTAGTACCAGTTTTATTAACAGTATTGGTTGCACTCTTTGCAACAGAAGCAGTACTTGGTTTACCACCATCACCACCTCCACCTTGCATAGTATGAACATCATTTGGAGAACACGCAGGTGGTGGATCACAATCAAAGACCTGAGTAACTGACTTAATAAATCCAATCGATGTAGCAATATCAAAGTTAAGACCACCCATTGATCCTAGTGCTCCAGTCAATGATCCAAGATCTGGACCAGCAAGAGCAGCACCTTTACCTATTATAGAACTTAATATACTAGGATTAAATGCACCAAGTGCTCCAGCAGCACCAATTAATCCTTTAATATCTCCCGACTTAATAGCACCTAATGCACCACCAACTCCCTGCATTAATGATGCATCAACACCAAGTATACCAGAGACAGCACCAAAACCACCAATCATATCTCCACCAGCAACCATACTTATTGCATTTGCTATAGCACCCTGATTAACTAAAGAATTAACTCCAGCAACATCCAATAGATTTGTTAATCCCTCACCATATCTACCACCCATAAAACTATTGATTGCTGAACCAACAAGATTTGGAGTTAAACTATTACTAGAAGAACCTTCTGCTATTGTTTGTGTCATTGCTCCTATAAGAGCACCAGATCCTAATGCAGCAAGAACATTCTCCTCATTCACTGAATTATTCAAACTACCAACACCTTCAGATCCCTCTTCCGTTGTTGATCCACCTAATGATTCTTTAACACCACTAACAACAGGACCAATAGCAGAATCAAACCCACTCATAATTGTATTAATATTCTGTCCTAAAATTTCACCAACCAATTCTTCTGTAGAACATAATGGTTCTGGTGAATAAAATCCAGCTGGAGGAAGTGGTGGAGCAACATCAGAATCAAGTTCATTTATAGGTGCTATAGTTTCTGATGGATCAACACCCTGAACACCACCCTCTGCAATAGCAGCATTAGCGGCTGCATCTTCTGATTGTTTCTTCTTCCTCTTAAAAGCCTTCATTAATGCAGCAGCAATACCTGCTGCTAATGCTGCACCAGCAAGACCATTAAACATACAAGCAAGTTTCTCAAGTCCTGCTATCTGATCTTCCATTAACTTATTCTTAAAGGAAGGGACTGCAAGATTCAACATCGGTGCAGTCTTCTCATTGAATTGATCTGTAGTATATTGCTGAACCTTACCCATTATATCCTTCATATGCTTTGCCATCTGTTTTGATGCCCTCTGTATCTCAGCATCAATATCCTTAGCTGCATCAACAATGGGCAAACTTCCTGCACTCTCAAGACTCTGCATAGACTCTTGCATCTGCCTTATATTTTCTGAAAGAACTTCAGTCTCTACCTTCATATTCTTTATCGCAGACTTATGATCTGGGTCTGGACAAGCAAGAGCATGTTTCTTATTTAAAACTTCATTCTTCTTTTTGTCTGCTGCTGAGAATTGATGAGTAGCATCTGTTGATTCATTCTGTAGATTACTATTCTCTGTTTTCTCCGAATTTAAACTAGAATCTTTAAGTTTCTTCTGCTCAGGTGCTTCCTCACTCTCTTGCTTAGAATAAAAACTTTGTGGTCCAAAATTAATACCATCACGGGTAGCAGTCTTTCTTTCAAGTATTGTCTTGGAATTAGTACCAAGCACACCCATAATAACAGGTTGCTGTTGATCTATACCATCAATATAAAAACCAAAGACAAACATTCCCTGTTTCAATCCAGGAGTTTGGAAAGTACCACCTTGACCACCACCCCAAACAGAATACATTACCTGAGCCCAAGGAAGTTGGTCTGTTGGTACTATTGCTTCATCTTCATCGTGTGATCCTATAATCCTTACCTTATATCTGTAACCCCATCCAATAGGAGGTTCCCCTGGTTCGTCAGATGGTTGATCTTCCAAATCAGGTGACTTAAATTTACTCTCGGTGTTATTAATACGCCAAGAAGAGTCATCGGCAATTTGGCCGATCCACCATATAAAATTTCCTCCTATGTATCCAGGATTGAATAGGGTTCCTTCTGCCATTATTCGTCGTATACCCTACATTCAAATGCATCTGGATGATTCTCACAATAGACTTCTAATCCTTTATCATTATGCCTTTCATGATAATCATTAATCTTACCTTCATTAGGATTTACTTCATCACCTTCATGATATTTGTCATATAAAGCATGAGCAGTCTTTAAATCTTCTTCTGTATATTCTAGCATACCGTGATTGATATGTTCTTTATGATCCTTGGGATCAATATAGACTTCGTGGTCTAAATCGTGAGTCATAATAGAAATTAGCGGTTACTGTGATTGCCTTTTCTTCCAAATGAATCCCGTGCTAAATTTAGTTTAGTCCAGGTTCCATCTGCGTTCACAAAGTGACAGAGATCGGCTATAATATATAGACCCCCTGCCTGTTTGTTTAGTGTATCATCCGTCTCTGCTTTTATGGGAGGAATATCAACAAATATAACATCTCCTGCATGTAAACTAAAGTCTCCTGCAATGGTAATCTCCTGTGTCTGAGAGAACACCTGATTGTATCTACGAATGGCCTGATTAAGAGTCTCTGCTACTTTAAAATTATCTTGTTGGGATGCCTTTACTTGAGGATCATCTTTACCTTTAGATCCTTTTGTATATTTACCTGCAGGAAGAGTGCCAGTATCAACTATCATATAAGTTGTACGTGTATATTTTTCATCATCAACAAATTTTTTATTGAACTTTGGAAGTTCTTTACCTGCAAGTTTCTGTTCATCAGATGCTTCGGTTTCAATTATTCTATACTTACAATTAAACGGATCAAACAAAACCAATTTAGTTTTATATGCTCCCATCTCCATCTTCTGTTGGACATTTACATCATTATTTGTTGATAATTCTAGTATTTTACCATCATATCCAGCAGGAACACCACCATTTCTATCAGTAGATTCATTATAGATGAAAGATTTCTTCATTTTTTGTGAGAATAATGCATCAATAGATTTAAAATGATATCCTTCTGATGTCTCATAGAAAAAGAATCCTGCACTATCATCTTGCTTATCAATATCTGGGACAGAACATTTAGAAAGATAGTTCAAAATATAAAAAGGTTTGCGACCACTTCCAAAGAAATTATAATTTCCTTTTACACCTTCTATATTCTCATCTTTTACTTTCTTTGTTGACTTTAAATTTTCTTTTAAAATTCTTTTGATAGTCTCATCTATAGGACCATCATATCTTATCTTAACTCTTGCAGTACTCTCTTCATTACGAATAAATTCTTCAGAAACTAAACTCAAATTAACAATAGATTTTCCAGTGTCCTCATAGACTGGTGTTATTGAATTAACATTTAAATCTAACTTAAGTCTATTCTCATTATTGTCTTCAAATTCTAACCTAACATCCTCTGTTCCAACCAAAGGAAGGCCTTCCGCAACAGACTTACCATCAATAGAATTTCCTGCATCTGCAAAGAAATAACTAACCTTTACAGAGTCTTGTAGAATACTTTCATAATAATTAAGTTGCACAAAACCACCCAATAAACTAACAACCTTCTTCGCATCTTTATTGGATGTTATTTCAACCTTAATAGGAAGTGATGGGTCTGATTGTGATGCTGATACTAATTTGTTTGCCATATCTTATTTACCAGAGTACAAAACTAACTTTGGATCACCACTGTCTACTTTACTACCCGATGATGAACTATTTACTGTTGTAGAATCTGTTCCACCAGAAGAATTATTAGTATTAGGTATATCTACTTTAATAATTTTTTGTGTTCCTTCACCACCACCTTCTTCATAAGATGTAGATTTTGATACATCCGTAGCATCAGCACCTGCTTTAACTTCTGGATTCTTCACCATATGATCACCCAAATCTTCTGGATCTCTTAAAAGCATTCTACCATCATTCATAAATTCATCTGGCATTTCATCTAAGTCAGTTCCTTTTGCTAAAAGTTTAAGTGATTGATGAGCAAGAAATTCACCTGCAACACTACCCGCAATACCTCCAAGGAAACCAGAACCAGGAACAGGAATTGCTGCTTGTGCTGCAGTAAATCCAAGACCATATCCCACTAATCCACCAAGACCTTTTAGAATAGCATTGATAGGAGACTCACCAAACTTTGCATAATCTATAAGAGTCATTAATGCAGTAATTATTTTATCAACAGGACCCAATGCTTTAGTAGAACCTTTACTAGCTTTCAATCCAGTAGCCAATTTTTTCAATTGTGGACTTGCACTTATCTTTTTAATATTTTTCAAGACCCACTTGACAGCACCCTTACTTTTACCACTCATCCAACTCATAATCTTTTTCACAAAGGGATTCTTCTCCAACATTTCTTGAATCACTGGTTTAATTTTTCCCTTAAGTTTTTCTAGTGCCTTTGCTGGATTCAACTTATCAAGACCTGCTTTCATAGAATTACCAAGATTTTGACCAGCCTTTCTTAATGGTCCTGTTATATCATCAATATACTTACCTAAGTTCTTGGTAGCCTCCTTTAATGTATTACCTAATTTTCCCCATGCTCCACTTACTAAATTCTTTGTTTGCGATGCCTTTTTAGATATAAAACTAGTACCCTTCTGCCACCAAGAAGGTGCCTTAATCTTTGGTGCTTTCCAGTTCTTAGGATTAAGTTTTGAACCCAATTTCTTAACCTTATCAAGTTGCTTTGATCCAAAATCAGTTATTCCCTTCTTTGCAGCATTAACTAAATTACCAGCTCTACCTCTGGTTGCCCAATTAATAATCTTTGCTCCTGTTTGGACAGTCTTTACCACACCCTTAAGGATTAACTTAGCAGCCTTTATTGCAGTATTAATAACAAACTTAGCAAGTTTATATGCATTCTTAATAACCGTTCCTAGTTTTTTAAATACACCAACAACCGATTTTATAATACTATCAACAGCACCCTTTAGAATTACCTTAACAAATATAACTGCTTGAACAATGCTCTTAACACCATCCATAAATCCTTGAAATTTTTCAGCAGCCTCCTCACCAAAGGTATTCTTAATCCATTCACTACCACTATCATAAAGTTTATAACCCCAGTCAATAAGATTTACCAACGACTCCAACAACCATTCAGAAGCCTTTATTATCCATTGACCTACAGTAACTACAGTATTAAAAAACTTTTTAAATCCAGGACTGTTTACCCAACTCAATGCTTTAACGACAAGCATTCCCCAAAGAACAGTTATGAGTCCATTAATTATTCCATCAAGCATTCCCATCCCAGGAATCTTAGGACCCTTTCCTCCTCCACTAGTTTTTTTCTTCTTCTTATTCTCTAATTCAGCCTCTCTCTTCTTTCGTAGTGCTTCCTGTCTTCTTTTATTCTCAGCAGCATTCCTTACCTTAGTTAAAACCAAATTATCTTTTAAATTATTTGCAACACCACTAAGTTTTACCCTAGTAACCTTCAGCAACTTAACTTGAGGTGCTGTGATATGAGCACCCTTACTGATACCAATATCCCTTTCTAATAATTTACTACTATCTACTGCCATCTTATCTTCTTATCCCTAATACTTGTTCCTTAGCAGTACCGCCACCAACTTTAGAACTAAATTTAGGTATACTATTTCCAGTAGCAGTAGGACGAGAAGGAGTTGATGATGATGGTGATGGTACTGGAATTACCTCAACCTTTGATTGCTTTCTAACTGGTGGGCCAGGAGTAAAGAATTCTTTAGCTCTCTTTACCAATCCACCAACAAAATACTTATTACCTACAGGATTATTTGTTCCACCACCAGAAGCATTCATCTTAGCAAAAGTATGAGCTCCATACCTACTAACAGCATTCTTACTCATAACAAATTCACCTGCTGTTAACTTTGCAGGAACATTATCTCTTCCACCAGGTCCAGATACCGAAC